CCAATTAAGTTATCTAGTTTATTATCAATAATTGTTTCTGCCATAGCCGCATCGTCGAATGGCAATTCTTTGAACCATTCCGGAATACGTAGTTCGTCTGTTGGATACGCAACACTTGTATAACCTAGTGGATTCTGTTTAAGTTTGCATACAATAACCTTCATACCATCTACAATCTCTTGCGAATACTTGTCACCATTCATACGTTTTAATGTGTTCCAATTGATACTTGCTCTTACGTGTCCAGGCATGTTTGCTTTACCCTGCTTTTCTTCAAGACGTTGATAGTGTCCAATCTTGTTTGCACGTTTAGGAGAACCTTTTTCGAAACCTGGTCGCAGTTTAAAGTCTTTTCTAAACTCTGTTATACGATCAAGCACGGCTTTTTCGCTTGCATCAGTTAACACCATTAGCAGAAGTTCGCTCAAAAACTCTTGCATGAATACAGGAGTATCTGATCTACGCAGATCAAGACCCATTGCTTTTACTTTTCCCGGCTTCCCGTCAACGTCACTTCGAAATCCTTCAACATCATATACCAATGCCGCATATCTTTTCTTTGTAATGTATAGTCCGCTTTCTGCAACAATCTCTCTTGCCGCGGCAATAACACCTGAACGTGTTTTAGGACAATGAAATGCTTTTAACATGAATTCTGGAAACGTCTCATTGGCCGCTTCGCAAACTTGATCATATAATTTAATTACATTATCCTTATCCCAAGGAATTTCTCCCTTGTCAATCTGTTCTTTCAACACAGGATAACCACTAAAGTAACAAGAATCAGTATCACCATAAATCATTGCATCGCCAACATGGTCATATTTGCCAGTGATAACCTTGTTTACTTCTGCACTCATGTGTTTAACAATAGTACGGCCAGTAAGTGTAGTTGATTGTCCGATACGTTTATCAAAAAATCTACAACCAGGATTAAGAATAGCACCGTACAAACTGTTTAGATTAATCTTTTTAACAAGTTGCCGCTTATCCCAATATTCGATTTCAGTGCTGTTACCGGCGTCTTTCGCTTTTTTAAGCATGCCTTGTAATTCTTTACGTTCCGAATACCAGCGTTTAAGTAGTCCCGGAATAACACCTTCAAATTCTGTTGTGAATATAGTTCCATTTGAGCTTAACATCCACGGCATGTTACTGTCAAAAATTAATTTGTATATTTCAGCACCGCTCATTACTCTTGTTTCACTATTTTCAAAGTCAACAGTAAGTGCAACGTCTTTTCTTTGCTCCATAACTGCTTCGTATTCTTCTGTAGCAAAACGTCCTTCCCATGAGCCTGCAAAAGATTTTTTCTTTAGTGTGATATCTTCATGTACTCTGGATTCTGATATCTCAGGACGTATTTGCCCAACAATAGTTTCAGGAGCCATGTTCAACGCACGAATCACACTAGGATACAGACTGTTCAAGTCCATTGAACCAATCCATTTGTGTAGTCCTTTTTTAGGAAACGCAACATAAGCACCAGCGGCTTGTGTGTTTTCGTCATCACGTTTAGGTCTATTAGGTACTTGTAGGCCTCGATTGTGTGCTTCATTTACAATCGCTTGTTCTGTCACTGCTACTGCACCCATCGTGGTCTGTAGCAAAACAGTGTTTGCATGAGCAAGTTCGTTACTTAGATCAATGAATCTTAGTTTTTTGTCCAGCTTGTCCAGTAGTGCGGTATCTTGTATGTTGTATTCAATGAATTTTCTAAAGTCATTATTGTACAATTGGTCCAAAGTGCCTTCATAAGGGACTTTATTTTCACCAACTTCGATCTCACCAATGGCATCAAGTCTATATGTGTGTCTTTCTTCATATGTATATTTACGATATAATTCTAAACTATCTAAATGCACTCTACCTACTAGGTCATAGGTTTCAGCTGATTTACCATACTTTTCGTATTCACGTTTACGTGGCAGTTGCCCCCATAAACAAAAACGTCTAGTATCATCTTTACTTAGCACTCGACTTGTTCTGTTTACTGTGTACGGAATATCATAACCTTCACTGTTCCAACCTGATAATATGTCTGCGTCTTCAATTAATGTAAGGAAAGTATCTATCATTTTCCCTTCATCGTCAAATAGCATTACATTGTCGATGCCTTCTAATGTTTTCTTAGCTTCTTCCATTGTCAACGTTTTAGGAGGAACTGCCAAACAAACCATTGTTTCCATCCATTGCAAATAAACTGCAATAGAAGTAATTGGCATGAATGGATCGCTCGGGTCAGCAAATCCACGTTCTGGATCAAAGTCAGTCTCAATATCAAAAAATGCAATATTCAGTTTAGGTGCATCTTGATTGAGATAATTTTCACTAAGACATTGGAAAATTGGATTAATATCACTTTCAAACAAATTTTTATTTTTGTTTATAGCAACTTCTTTACGAAAGTCTTTTGTATTTTTACATACAATACGTGTTAGAGGATCCCCATAGATGCTTTTATATTTTCCTCTAGGGTCTTCATAATAAAAAGTATATTTTGCTTGATATTCATGGAAGTGTCTTTTACCTTCTTTGCGTTCTACTACGCGAATGATGTCTTGATCACGGTCAAAGACTGCGTCTACGTAACTCATTTATTCTCCTCGTTGCTTATGGCCAACTTAACCTTCTTCATGCCCGCCAATTGGCATTGGGCGTATATTGTATATATCTATTTGTCTTTGCCTACTGTTGCAACAAGAGTTTCTAAATCTTCAAACTCATCTGCAACTTTATGCCAGTCGCCTTTTTGTGCAATTTTAATAGCTTTGTTAATAAGTGCAGGTTTCATGTTAAGTTCTTCTGCTACTGCTTTAACAGTTTCTTTCAAGCCTTCCTGAAGATCTGTAACTTCTTGTAATACAGTTACACCTTCATTAACAAGCCTTTCAAGTTTTGCCTTTTCTTCTACGCCGTATACTCTATCGCTCATAATTACTCCTAATGTTTCTAATAATTATATACTAATCTTCTGCCTTTGTCAAGAACTTTTTAGTGTATGCTTCTTCAAACCCATCTTCATGATATACCATTTCATGGTTACCCCAAGCTCTGCGGAAGTATCCTTCGTAACAATCTCTTGCTGTTTTTTCAGTCACTTCTAAATGACCTTTGATATTCCAAAACATTCTATATACTTCTTTATGACTTGGATTGGGCATCTTCTTCATCTAATGTTTTGTATTGCCACTCATCAGTATGCCCTACTGACCATTTTGGTGTATTTTCTACAGTGTAATTCTGTGTGCAAACTTTGAAGTCCGGCATTTTTCTATCCGGATGTACTAGACTTTGATCTGTGAAAATTACTCTATTATTTGGTTGTGCTGCAAATTGTCCGTTGTCTAGTTTTATTATGTTGAAAGATTTGTGTTCTGGATCGTGTTCTGAAAAGTTTGAATCTATTATACTTTTATCTCTATGTGCGTTGTCTATAGTAAAAATATATTCGCCTGTGTGCATCTTTTTGTCTTTTCCAAAAAATTGACAATCCGCTAACATTGGTTTTTTAATGACTGTAATATCATAATCAAAACAATCCCAAATTTGTAAAGTGTCTAATGGTAATTGATCTTCTGGATTGAAGTCTTCCTTCCATACAAATGCTGAAAGTGGAAGTTTGTCAAATAGTGCGCCATAGTCTGTCAGAAGTGTTTCAAAGTACAGTGCTTTACCCATAATGCTTTTTACACTGATCCAGACACCAGGAGTGAGTTCTCCGTGTCCTTTTTCTAAATCATATAGATATTCTTTTTTTACAAATACTGGAACTATTGGTAAGTTATGAACTAAAAAAGCCATTATTGAGAATCATCTTTCCCCTTTAGGATTTTGTTCATAGCAATCATATTATTTCTAAACTGCGGAGTTGTAAGTAGTTTGGTAAAAAGACCTACATAAGGTTTGAGAGCTTTTCTTTCTCTTTCACTTAATACTTCACCTTTTACGGATTTTTGCAATCCTCTAGCTATAAGCATGTAAGGATCACTGTCCTTTATGTTAAGATTTGCAACAGCTGCTGATATCCTAGGAGCATCATCTTCTCCAACTAGTTTTCCTCTTGCCGGATGCGGCGTTTCATTTCCGCCGGGCTTGCTTTTTTTAGTAATAGCATCTTTGCCTTTTAATTGACCAGCAGGTCCTGTTTTGTGTTCTTCACGCATCGCTGCATAACCTTTTGTAACCTTGTTGCCATATTTTTCTAAAGCAAATCTGTATGCTTTTTCTGCGTCAGTAGGTTTAATATCTGGAAACTGTTTGTGTAGCTTTGCAATTAGTCTTTTTTTAGGATGTATATTGATAAATCTTTTGGCATACGGAATATATTTTTCTTCCATCTCTTTGCCAGACCAATCTAACCAGCCCCAACCTTCATATATATCATTTACATTCATTACATCTACATCCTGTACAAACATCATTTACGCAGTCTTTACATTCTTTATCACAATGGCTATCGTGTCCGCATTTTTCACATTTGTTTTCCATTATAATCTCCTATGTAGCTACGTTTTTTGCTTTACCACTTCTATTTTTGTTTGGGTCTTCTCGTCTTTTTCTACTTGCAGATTTTGCCCTATCTTTTTTACTCATTGAATATGCTTTGCTAGATGGTAAGCATTTGGGCTTGCCTTCTGATTTGCTACCTCTAGCACATTGTCCTCTTACTTTGCCATCTGGACCAAAACGTACCCACTTGTCTTTGAACCATTTGCGTAGATCTTCATTTACTTCTTCTGAAAATACAAGGTCACCGCAGTTAACACAATAATCAACATGTTCTTTTTTGACACAGTTAGGTACACGTTTTCCGAACATGGTTTTCATACCCTTCTTTTCGTAACCTTTCCAGCAACGTGTTCCTTCGTCTACAATGTTGATTAGTTGTCTAATTCTCATTTACTCTTGTTACCCCAGTTCTTTGCGCCTTTTTTACGGCACTGAACTAGAGCACCAGAGGCATAGGCACTTGGCCATACTTTATATCTAGATTTTACCTTGTGATAGCAAGCATCTTTTTTTTCAGCTAGTTTGTCAAATTCTTCTTCGGTTATTAGTTTACCTACTGATTCCTCAAGAGTTTCAAAAGATTGGTTTGTTTCTTTATCTAATACTTTTTTTTTAGATTCTGCTAATTTTTCTGAAAGTTGATTAGTATAACTTGTACTTTTTGGTTGGCTGTTTTCAGCAAATTTCATATCATAGTCTAGAGCATGGTATACTGAACTAATGTAGTCAGCGGCTTTTGTAATTTTTGATTGTTGCCAACCTTCTAATCCTTCGTGTTCGCTGATGCTTTTTAGCATTTCGTGTAATTTTATTGAGTATTTTGCAAGTTTATAAAGATCTGATCTAGCCATTTGTACTTCATGATCACGTTCAACTACATCAGCCATATCAGCCAATCCTTCATTAGTTTGTGAATTATAGTATTTTACAAATGTTGAATGTTTAGGATGTGCTTCTGCAGCATCTTTGCTTTTTTTGTATATTCTTAGCCATGATTTGTATTGCGGATCATTTGCAATATCTTCTTCTTTTAACTGATCTAGTCTCATTTAACACTCCTGTTAAAGTATTTAGTTCTTTTTCTTGTTCTTCTTTTGTTTTTTGTTTGGTATAGTACCTGCTCTAGTAAGTGTACCTGGACCACCATTAGCAAATCCATTTCCTGGCACTGCGGCTATTGCACCTGCACTAGTAGCACCAGAAGTTGCAGTTTCACCTACATCTTGACGTCCTAGTGGTACGCCTTTCTTTACAAGTTGCTTCTTTTGTTGAGCTAGTTTTGCTTTTAGAGGACCTAGTTCTTTCATAAATTGTTGCCATCCTGGATTATCAGGATTTTTACGTGCCTCTTTTTCCATTCGTATCAACATAATATCTGTAAATTTAAGCATTTTAGGATATAGGTTATTCATTAGCAATTCGCCCAAATCCGCTCCAGTGCTAAACAACAGGTCAGCATCTCCAGTAGCCTCTGCTTTGTCTAATTTTGCTTTGACAGTCCTTGCTTTTTGAACCATTTGGGCATTGCTCATGTTGCCAGCATGGTTAGTGCCTGCACTATCTGTTACTTCATATATTCTCATTTCTTTCTCCCGGATTTCATGTTTGCACACCAGTGTGCCATACGTCTACGCTCACCGGTTGAGTTTTTAGCTATTTTACGTAATTTACTTATGCTTTGTTTGCAGTTCACACCGCTTCTTTTAGCAAGTCCTTTACGTCCTTTCTTTTTACCATCTGCAAAATTTTCAATTAAACATTCTATACTGTGTGGTATTTTTGCAACTTGTATGTATTTTTCACCTAATAGTTTTACAGCATCGTATCTATGATGCCCGTTAACTATTCTATTTTCACAATCCACAACAATAGGAGTGTATTGTCCTATTACTATGCGATCAACTTGCCTTTTAAAGTTTTCCATTACACGTTCTTTTTGCACAGGAACCACTTTATCAATAGGCAATATTATAAATTCATGATCTACGTATTGTAAATCATGTGATTTAATTTGCGGAAGCTGTGATCTTTCGTAATTTTCATTACGTTTTTTACGGCCTGCACAATGAGCTTTTTGTGAAAATCCTTTTGGATTAGAGCAATTAATACTTTTCTTG